GTTTTATGCGTCTCAGTGCTGATAATTTAGATGACTTATTCCTATGTCCGGTGATCAAGGAAATCTCAATTCCTAAACATGAGCTGGCCTTAACCGGAGAGAAGGTTGACTATCTTGCTAGATCATTAGATCACCTCTTTTATATCAAATTATTGCCCCGACATGATGAAAATCAAAAGATTTGTGGTGTGACAGGGATATCCTGGGATATATCTGATAATATGACAATGCTCTCATGTTTAGAGGATATATTTGAACAGACAAAGGGAAGCTCCGGAGCCTGTAAGGAGATAAATGAAAAGTCTAGTAAGGCCCTTAAATCGAGTCGTCTGAAAAAATTACTTGCAGAGATTGAGAAATAGAGGATGCCTGGTGCCACCCAAAACGGCTGGAATGAGTATTCTAAGCTCGTTCTCAAGGAGCTGGAGACACTATCGGATAGCATAGACAGTCTTAGAACGGAGTTACAGGAAGTGCGACAGGAGCTCACAAAAATACAAGTGAGGGAGGATAAGGTCGACGAGCTCAGGTCATGGAAGGAGAAACTTGACGAGATAGTGTCGCCAACGCAGCTAAAGGATCTGCTTCTTACTGTAGAGCAACACAAGATTTTTCGTACTAAGGCAGTAACAATCTTTGCTATAGTTCAATTTGGAATGGCAGCCTACATCTGGCTGATGAAAATCTTTTAAACGGAGAGATATGTAAGTGGCTACATTCGCAAATACTACAAGTCCAACACCATTTGGATTTTTTGATTCTGATAGGGACTTCATAGAGGAAGCTGATTCAATGGTGACATTTGTGAAGCGTAAGTTGGGTGATGACATCCTATCTGTCGAATTAACAAAGAAACAGATCTGGGCGTGTTTTGAGGAGTCATTCTGTCTTTATGGTGCAATTGTTAATGAGCACCAGGCTAAGTCACAATTGGCAAATTTCTTGGGAGGTGCTACAGGTTCTTTGTCCGGAAGTGAACAAAGGTTTCCTCGAGAGAATTTTGAGTTCATGCTTCGAAGGGCAGAACCTTATGCGATGGACGCGGGATTAGGCGGTTCCTATAATACAATAACGGGGTCCATAACAACCTCCAGGGATGTGCAAGATTATGATCTATACACAGACTTAAAGGATGCAGCCGGAAACACTCTCTTCTCAAACTCTCTTAATGATCCACAGACTAAGATGAAGATAGTAGAGGTCTTCCATTTTAGCCCATCAAATGCTTATAGATTTTTTGACACCACTAGCGCGACGAACTATCTCGCTAATGAGTTTGCGTTTGAGTCTTACACACCCGAGACTGTTTTCTACATACTGCCGGTCTTTGAGGATGTGCTGCGTGCTGGAATGTTAGACATGTCCACAAGAGTGAGAAGAAGTAACTATTCATATAAGATATCAGGAACCAAAATACGATTCTTTCCGCAGCCTACGGGAGAGCCTGTGAAACCCAAGAAAATATGGATAAGAGTCGGTTTTTCTCCAAATGCTCTGAATCCTGCTTACGAGGATGCGTCGACATATGGAGTTAGCAATGTGTCAAATGTGCCGTTCGGGAGGCTTGTATATAGTAATATCAACTCAATAGGACGACAGTGGGTGAGACAGTACACACAGGCTGTATGTACCGAGTTGCTCGGATTAATACGTTCTAAGTTCTCTAGTGTTCCCATTCCGGGGGCAGACTTACAACTGAATGGATCTGATCTGGTGGGACACGGAAGGGAGGATCAAACTTCTCTTCGTGACAGTCTAGCTGAGATGCTCGCGGCGCTGACATATAGTGCCATGCTCGAGGACGAGGCCGGCGCTGCGGAGAATCTCACTAATATTCTTAGAAAGATTCCAATTCCAAATGGCAGAGCGATCATAATGGGGTGATGAATGTCTAGACTGTTCATAACATCTCGAGAAATAGATCTAATTTCTGATCTCACTAAGGAGGTCATTAAGGATGTCGCCGGCCAGAAAATCTATTTCTATAAGGTTCGTCATGACCTGACTAATATTCATGATGTGTACGAGGAAGCAGTGGACAAGGTGTTTGATCCACCCGTTGAGATCGAGGCACGTGTTGAGTGGCAACCGCAGGAGATAACGACAGGCAAGTACGCCAGTGAGAGCCTCAGTACCATCACTATCTTTTTGCATGAGAGGGATCTTCTGGATAGGAATATTGATCCGGAAGAAGGGGATATTTTTAGTTATGGTATAACGTTCTTTGAGATAACGAGCTCAATTGTTGAGAGCACTGTGTATGGACAAATTGAACACAGCGTGGGATTGAAATTAATTGGTAAGCAGGCACGGATGGGTTTGATTGATAAACTACCGATTGGTCCAACAGATGAATCCTACACTGATGACGATGCAGTACAGGACACGTTCGTGCAACAACGCGGATTCTCGGAAAATCGTCTGGGACCCACTGGGGATGAACGATCATTGCAAAAGAGAGGTATTTTGGAGGACCCGATATCCAGACCGGCTGAAATTGCCCCTAGGGGCGGAAACGACACTGAGAATGAGTCGGGAATGATAGATTCATCGTTCTATAGCGACGTATAACGAGGTCACACATGTCTATAAGAACAAATGAAACAAAAAAGAGCGCTGCTGAGATCCAGCAGGGAAATTCTATACCTGACGATTTTAATGTTTCAAGCTGTACGATTGAGGATGTGGACCGGTCCATTTTTGAGCTGTTTAATAAACAGATCCCATTCCTTTACAAGCACAAAGAGGGCACACGACGAGCTCCTGTAATATTTGCGACAGGAGAGCGGTTCGCTGTGCTCAGAAGAAAGGAACCACTTCGTGACAGATCCGGTGCGTTGATCTTGCCACTCATTTCTATCATGAGGACTGGTGTGTCCCAAGCTCCAGGCATGGGCGCTGGAACTAACCAGAATGCGCCCCTCACGATTAAAAAGAGACTGAGCCCAAAGGATCCTCTGTATCAACGATTGATAAACAAGCGATCGATTGTGAATTCAGATGATCTCGTCTCTCCAGCAGCGAAGGCGACGTTAAACACGGGCAGTCTCGCTGGAAGAGTCGCCACTCGTCGTCCAGGCTATCCTAAGACAGTTGACACCATTGATGGAAGGATCTTAGTGCCAGATCTGGGGAAGAATATTTTTGAAATCATCACACTTCCCCCACCAAAGTACTACACAGCGTCGTATGAGATAACATTCTGGACACAATATACAGTACAAATGAATGACATGATCATGGCATTAATGTCGTTATATCAGTCGTACTCACAGAGAACTTTCAGGCTGGAGACAGAAAAGGGATATTGGTTCGTGGGGTATGCTGATGAGGCTCTCACACCTGGTAATAATTTCGATGACTTCACTGATAGCGAGAGACTCGTAAGATACTCATTTAACATGACAGTTCCCGCTTTCATAGTGGGATCAGCGTTCGATGGCTCACAAAATGTGCTACGAAAATATGTTTCCGCGCCTGACATTAGTTTCATTGCAGATATTTTTGGTGTGAACGATTTCGCGGTCGATCCACCATCCAATATCCCGTCCGGCGATGCTGGTGACTATGTGCTGGATAGTATGAGGACAGTGGACGATCCATTGCCCGGACAAGTCCTTGGTCACGCTGGGTCTATGACTTCGAATAAATTATTGCCTGTCGCCAATGTCGGCGGGGGTGAGTCAGATAGTAATGCGCAAATACTAGAGACAGAGAGCAACCCGTTCACCGGTAAGCGTGAGACAAGGAGGGTTTTTGTCAAATCTAGGATCCGCCGCAGTGGCGAGACTGTTTTGAAGGAGGATATTTTAAATATTGCAGGCTAAAGTACCTATTTAATATGGTCTGCATTTTCCTTTTTTGCGTTTCTGTATGATACTTATTCGAGTAGTTGATCGTTCTAGGAGATATGATGGCTGAGCAAACTTTTCGTTCACCCGGCTTTTTTGAGCAGGAGATAGACCTATCGGCCCGAGTTACAGCGCCGTCCGGGACGCCCGCTGGCGTCATCGGTACCGCCGAGCGTGGACCGGCGTTTGTGCCTGTGACAATTGGGTCATTTACTGATTTTGAGACTAGATTTGGAACCCTTGATCCGGATAGATTTGGTCCATACGCAGTGCGTGAGTTCTTGAACCACCGCACGGCACTCACCTATATGCGGGTCCTGGGCGCTGGTGCCAATGAGACATCAACAGACATCTCAACAACAGAGCTTCAGGGGACAGTCAAGAACGCGGGTTTCCGCATTGAGGGGGCTACCGTCGGCACTGGTGAGCTCTATCACCGCGGTGCTGTACAGTTCATTGTTGCGACCCACACAATTCCTATCGATGAGTCTGTTGGATTTCCGGTCTTTACTGACAATAGATCCTATGATTTCACTCATGATGCCAGCACAGGCACAGCTAATCTGATACGTGGAATGATCTTAAATTCCACCGGAACTAAGTTTGAGATACTATCGGTAGTATCTGGCGCTGGCTATTCTCCAGCTAGTGTCACGACCGACTTCGCCAAGACCCACCAATTGGGTGAGGGTAAGGTCCTGTCGGGGAACAACTACTTCAAGCTAGTAATCAGCTCCTCGACCGGAGGTGCTACTTTTGGTTCGACTGACGGATACGCAGGTATAAAAATCTTGACAGCGACTTTAGATCCCAGTAATGCTAATTACATTTCCAAGGTATTAAATACTGATCCGCTCAAGTTCCAGACTGAGGGTTATGTGTTATATCAAGATTTTGCCATTGAGAATGAATTGGCAAATACTGACAATGCACTTGTAGGTATAGTTTCAGGCTCTGCCGGCACGTCGGCTGTTTCAGGTGACACTAGTCAGACATTCCTTGATGCGTTCGGTAGGTTTGACACCAGATACACGACTCCGAGGACTTCTAACTTCATCTCACAGCCATTCGGTAGCAAGGAGTATGATCTCTTCTACTTTGAGACCATATCGGATGGATCTGTTGCGAATGACAAATTTAAAATTTCAATTGCTAACTTACGGGCGAGCACAGATGATAAGGATAAGTTTGGATCCTTTGAGGTTCAAGTAAGATCATTTGACGACTCTGATACTAACTTGGAAATTCTAGAGAGATACCCAGAATGTAATCTGGATCCCAACTCTGATCGCTACATTGCCAAACAAATTGGTGATAAAAATGTGAGCTACGACTTTGATCAAGAGGATCCGGACGAGCGTAGGTTAGTGATTGCAGGAAAGTATCCTAATGTCTCTCGACGTGTGAGGGTGTCCATGGACACAGCGGTCGAGGATCAGGAGGTACCTCCGGAGTGTCTGCCATTTGGATTCAGGGGCCTACCTGCTCTTAAGAC